GCAACAGGTCCGCAAGGTATTCAAGGCATAATTGGTCAGACTGGCGCTACAGGTGCGACAGGTGCGACGGGTGCTACAGGACCACAAGGAATTCCTGTAACAGTACAAGCGGGCAACAATATTGATGTATCGGGAACAGCGGCAAACCCGACAATCGCACTTCAAAATCCTATTACAAGCACATTCAATTTCGCAGCAGTCGCATTAGCTGGTGCGAGTAATGACGGAGTGATAGATAGGACGCAAGCAATCAATATTCAAACTACCGGTGGGACGTTAAGTGAAATTAAAGAAAGTTTTAATGAAATAACTACTGGAAGAAGTGGTTTTACAACACTAAACCAATCTGTTAATCTTGGAGAGTTGGATATTTCTTTTACAGATGGAGCTGCTAATATAAGCTCTTCCAGTAAAATTCAAGCCCAACTCAATCAAAGCAGTTGTAGATTTAATACTATTAATTCGGCTTCTGGAGATAATACGCTTCGCGAAATAGCTATAATAGATGGTGCTATGGTTGATAGCACAAATGGAAATAATGCTACGAATACATCTATAGTAGCACGAAGTTACTTTACTGGTGGAGCAAGTATAAGCGATACTGCTACATACAATCTTACTGGTGGGTCAGCATCAAATGTATATCAACAAACATTAAGTAGTTCTAATTCTCTTTTAATATTAGCTACAACTGATGCCGTTAATCCATATACTACAAGTGCTTCTCTTACTTCAATAAAGAATGGAGAGGTTGCATGTCAATTGACTACCACCGATACAGCTAATAACAGATTTGCTGGGAATAGTTCAAGAGCGAATGCTGGAACGATGACTGCTTCAACTGAAATAAAAGTCGTTGAAACAGGAGCGACTCCTTTAACAAGTGATTTAGATTTGATTAGTGATGCTACAAGTTGTAGAATACAGCAGACGTATATATCTGGTGCCGCAAATAATTTTTCAACAATTACTACAAATTCAACAGGATTACAAATTGTTTCAACAAGTGCTAATATGTCGCTTGTAGCTGGTGGGAACGCAACCTTACAAGGTAGCGGTTCTAATATAGTATGTTCTGCTACATCTATAAATGGAACTACACAAGTTTTCCAGAACTTCTCTTCTAATTCTGGAACGGCAGCTACGCCAAACTTTATTTTTAAAGAGGCAGCACCAACTGCTGTTGGAGCTTGTGTAATAAGAATGGATAAATCAGTAGCACCAACTGCTGGAAATGCTATATCTGCTATTTCTTCATACGCATTAGATGGAACAGCAACACCTCGTGAGTGGAGCAGAATACAAACAAAGGTTGAGAATGTTGGTGCTGGTAATCAAGACGCTACACTATCCGTATTTAATAGTGTTAATGGCGCGGTTGTGGAAACCTTCAACTTCAATGGTGGACAAAATGAGAACAATTCTTTTCGCCCCCTTGATATGAACGGAAATGGAATTATAAACACTACTGGTAGTTTGAGTGTTGGTTGTAGCACTTCATCTACTGCTGGAGCAACTTTAACCCTTGCTACAAAAGATAATGTTGCTGGGAGTGGTGCTGGTCTCGTCTTAACTGGTAATACACTTCTAAATGCTACTGCTGGTGGTAATAGCGGTCAGCATCTCTGTCTCACAATTGGCGGCACTGTATATAAAATCGCTCTTTTGAATGCTTAAAGTTTAAAAATATATATATTAATTTATATATAAAATATTTGTTAGAAGTGATGGTCCCTACAGATGGATTGAATAGTTTTATCAAAATATAACATATGTCGATGACATGTTATATTTTATATTTTATTTTAGACAAGCGCTACCCTATACATCACTTTCACGTAACATTTTTGTCATGTTCGCTACACGTGTCTTCCACCAATTCAATGTATCCGCCGAAAAAACATCCTGCCTATAACGCCTATGGTCAATCGCCTGTTTGGGAGAATCATAAAAATACATGTCCGGGTCATATTTCCCTCTCTTACCGGTAGAGTCGCACACTTTCCACAACAAGTCCTCATACATCGATCCTACCTTCCAAGGATACGCAATCCCCGTTACCGCATTCACAATAAATCTCCCCTGTACATTTGACGGAAATGACTTACGACTAGTTCTCTTATCTTTACTATTTCGGGAGCGTGTCTCATCACCATCACATGACTCATTTACGTCATTGGGGTCATGCGACTCATATTGATTAAGGTTATCAAAATCTTTTACCATTTTACTGATTCTTGGTGCTTCTGATGAAGGTTAACGTAAACTATAATGTCTGTTGATACTATATTTATGGTTGTATCTTTAAGCGGTTTTATAAAATATTATTTCATATTATTTCATATTACAATACTCACTGTTTTTCTACATCTACTAAAATTATGTCAGTATTTTCTGTTAGTTTTGTTTCCAACTCGGCAATATATACATTTTTCTCGTCTAAAATTTTCTGTTGTGTTTCGATAATTTCTTTTAGTCTTGTATTTTCTCGCATACTATTTCCATATAATTCTTTAAGCTGTCCCATCTGAGATAACTGTTTTTGCTGCGACATAATCGTTTCAACAACTTCATGATGATTTAACTCGCGTGGCGGTTTTCCCTCTTCGCGAAAAACAATTGTACTTCCTGCCCCTGCACCTGCCCCTGCACCTGCACCTGCATTTTTAGAATTATTCGCATTATTTCCATTAAAAAGTTCCATATTCTTCTTTCTCTCTTCCATCATCTTTTTCTCCATATCTTTTCTTTTTACTTCCAACTCCTTTATTTGTTTCAATACGTCTGGTTTCATTTGTATACTCCCTGGTTCATATACCTCTAATTTCTTCTCCAAATCTTCTACGAAAAATTTTATTATACTTTCATCCATTATAAAATCACCCAGTTTTCTTGTGCTATATTTTACATATGGATTACCTGTTATATTTTCTAATAATATTTTCTTATCAAATGTATTATGTGAATGGGAAAATACCAAAATTGTTTTAAGGGGGTCCAACTGAACAAATGGTACAGTATAATTTTTTAAAAACTCGCGCTCTTCCGCCAAACACGCTTCCTCATTATATTGTGTATCTTTTAACAACTTCCTTTTGAATGCAAACGTGCCCGCTGTTGCATGATTGGGACCATACGGACCAAACTGTACCATCTTACAATTATCTTCATTGTCTTTGAAATATATATACATTTCGCTAGAACCAGCACATAATGCCGCGGGACTACTCGTTAAACGCTCTACGGCGTGCGAAATGCGATTAGGAGGATAGTAGTCGTCATCGTCCATGTATACGATAATATCACCGAACGATTTTTTATGCATAATATTGCGCTTTTTCCCAAGCGTCATCTTTTCGTCATACTTAAAATACTTAACACTCCGGTGCGACTTTACCATATCTTCAATGGGATCAGTTCCATCATCAATAATAATCCACTCCATCTTATTTTTCGGATAATCTTGACTATCAAAACACTTAATCATCATTTCAATAAATGGTCGCCTATTAAATGTAGGTGTACATACACTTACAAATGGAAGTTTTATATCAAGTTCTTTATTTTTATTTCTATTTTTCGTCATTCTCTAAGCTAGTTAATTAGTTAGTTAGTTAGTTAGTTAGTTGAGTAAAAATAGTTTATATGTATATACTATATATAATACATTTAACATAGTTTAAAATATAAAATATATATTCGACAAAATATATATTCAACAAAATATATATTCAACAAAATATATATTCAACAAAATATATATTTTGATACATTTATACTTGATATTAACAGCATATTCAATCTATATTCAACGCATAGCACCTTAAGTAGCATTCCCAGTAAAGTATGCAATTATTATGAACACGATTATACCCGCACCACCACTATTTCCTAAATCTTGAAACGCATATAATGAAATAAGTATATAAAATACTAAAAGCATATATGGTCTCATATTATTGAAAATTTTATCATAATCTCCCTTATTGCGAATATTTAAACAGGGGTACAAGCAGAATATATAAACTGACTGTATACCCATCCATATACCATTACCGAATGCTATAAATATACCAAAAAGGAGTGTGAAAACAATTCCCCAAAAAGGATGGTCGCTTACTATGCCGAACACAAGCCCTCCAATACCTGCGATTAACCCTAATCCAAAAATAAGGTAAAATACTATAAGGGGGAAGAGTATAAATATCAACAATTTTCTTCCTCCTGCTACTTGCATATTATCCCACGAATTTTCATTATCGGCCTTTCCAGTATCTGTCGTGTCAAATAAATTTAAAAATGCCTGTGCTGCTGAACGCGCACCTTGTCCTAAACCTCCGTATACCGAGTTAAACAAATAGTTAAATAATGCTTGCGATACACCATTTCCTACTCCACCTTCTTCAACTTCGTCTAATAAATATATATTTTCTTTTTCCGTGTTAATAACATCAGCAACATTATTGTTAGTACATATACGGGGTAACAAATTATACGGAAAACCATAACTAAAATAACTTGCATTCTTATTTTCCGTTATACAGTATGGTGGAGCATATCGATATGTTGGAAGAATATATTCCTTTTCATTGTTTGATCGTGTCATTAAAAATAATGCATTTGACCCTAAAATGCCCCAAATATAAGCAATTACTATTGCAAATATAACATGTATAACAAATACTAGTATGTTATTTGTAGTTGTTGTTTGTGTTTCATTCATTAACTTGGCTGTATTTGATGTCTGTGTTGTAGTACCGGGTGTACTAATCGGTGTAGCGCCAATTATATTACTACCGGCTGCGGGTGCTGGTACTACTGCGGGTGCTACTCTGGGTGCTACAGCGGGTGCTACAGCGGGTGCTACAGCGGGTGCTACAGCGGGTGTTTTTTTTGCCTTTTTTGCTTTTTTTTTGAAAAGACCACCCATAATGCCTTCGTCCTCCTCTTCCTCTTCCTCTCCCTCTCCGACTTTTGTTGTTTTTGGTACTCCTTTTGTTGGTTCTTCTTTTTTATCTGAAAATATACCACTACCCATAAAACCTTCGTATACATTTTTTTTATTGCTACTCGCGGTCTTTTTAGCATCCGTACCTTCTTTCACAACTGATGTTCCTCCCATTAATTGTTGTAATGATGTTTTTAATGACATTTTGATATAAATATGTATAATATATTAGTATATTAATATATTATAACATTTTAAATATACTGTAATGATTTTAATATATTTTGAATATTAACGATATTAACAATATTAACGATATTAACAATATTAACGATATTAACAATATTAACGATATTAACAATATATTAAATATATTTAAAAACTACCACCATTAGTTATATACCATTATCCTCCTTATATATAACTTTTTATTTCAATAACGATCTGTTGCGTAAAAATACAAATACAAATAAATGACAAAAATTGAAGAAGGTTTAAAACTAGATTTCAATAATGTTCTTATCCGCCCAAAACGTTCTACTATAAATAGTCGTTCAAATGTAAATTTAATGCGAAATATAAAATTCAAAAACTGCAAATCCCTAAAATCCTGGGAAGGTATTCCTATTATAGCATCCAATATGGATACTGTCGGAACTTTTGATGTTTATAAAACTTTATCAAAATTTAAAATTATTACCGCTCTTCACAAATTCTATACTGTTGCCGACTTCATATCATACCAGTCAGATAATAACATTGTTTTGAATCCCGACCTTTTCATGGTTTCTACAGGAATCCAAGAAACCGACTTCACTCGTCTTAAAGAAATCCTTTCCATCGTTGAATGTAACTGGATTTGCATTGACATCGCAAATGGTTATATTCAATGTCTCGTACAATTCTGTAGGCGCGTTCGAGAAGAGTATCCCGATAAAATTATTGTTGCAGGAAATGTAGTTACTCGTGAAATTGTCGAAGAACTTATTCTCAATGGCGGTGTAGATGTTGTCAAAGTCGGGATTGGACCCGGAAGTGCTTGTCTTACACGGATAAAAACAGGCGTAGGTATGCCCCAGTTATCCGCTATTATGGAGTGTGCTGATGCAGCACATGGTGTAGGCGGACATATTATCGGCGACGGTGGTATTACTTGTCCGGGAGATATGGCCAAAGCATTTGGCGGAGGCGCCGACTTCGTAATGGTCGGAGGTGCATTTTCGGGCCATGACGAAAACCCCGGCGAAATTATAACCAACCCCGATGGTTCGCAAAGTAAACTATTTTACGGAATGAGTTCTTCCCACGCAATGAATAAACATTATGGCGGTATGAATGAATATCGCGCATCCGAAGGTCGCGTCGTTAAAGTACCATACCGCGGTCTTCTTGAAAACACCATTCTTGATTATCTGGGAGGACTGCGAAGTACGTGTACCTATATAAATGCATCTTGTATTAAACACATGGCACTTTGTACTACATTTGTCCAAGTTTCGCAACAGCTTAATACGTCGCTACTATAACCATAGCCATAGTCATAGTCATAGTCATACTATTTGCACTACTTATAACAATATTTCGAGAATAAGTAATACCGAAATGTTGTACATATATTCATATATAGACAGTATTTTATCTCGCATACATAAGACCGGCGTTACCTGACATAAATGTAACAACATTATATCTTTCTTCCAAAACAACCAAATTATAGTTATAGTCGTATATACGCCACATCGGTTTATTTACACCAATCGGTAGTCTAGTCGCAGGGTCGCATATTGTTAGAAAGTTTGCACTAGGATCTAATGGCGGATAAAATGTCGTAAACTCAAACTGAATGTTCGAAAATTTACTGGTATTAAGCCCACCCGTTGGTTGAAAATTAAAGGGGTCGGTATCTAGGCAAAAATTATAACAATATAATCCATTAACGCCGTCACTTTTTGTCCGAGTATATTTCTCGATATAATTATAAACACCTGCATCCAATACATTTTCTCGATATTTCCCGTCCAATAAAATAGCCATATTTAGTAATATATTTCTCTGATTGTCTACACTAAACGGCTGTGTAACAAAAAAACCTGTATTTTGTTGTGTTATCGTATTATATCCCGGACCAATTGGAACTGTTGAACACGATACTACTAGTCCGCCGTACCATCCATTATATTGTGTACTGGGCGTAACAGGTGCAGGAATTATATTCATGGGTAAATAGTTATATGGCCAATTTGTATAGTTACTCCACTGATTACGCAAATTAATATCGCTTCTCTGAAAAAAGAACATCCAGCTGCTTACCATCCCAAGTGTATTTTCTAACCACACTCGTTGTGAACCTGTGACATTTTCAAAATTCCACTCATACGCGGACTTGATTAAATATTTTTGTTCTGTAGCCGCAAATGTTTTCGCCTCCTCATTTGACAAAAATCCATAGGTGCTAATTAGATGTATGTCCGCATTCCAGTTGGATTGTGTCGTGTTATTATACTCCGTAGCATTTAATGTAACACTGGGTGGAGACTGAAGAAATCGATATAACTGCATATATTCATTTGTATAGTTTGGACGAACAATTGGCCATCCATTCGATTGGTCCATAACATCGCGAATTGTATATAAATCTTGTATAGGTCGCATAACTACGTCTATCTTTAGCTGATTATACTGAAGCGCTATTAGAGGAAACGCCATTTTACTTGAAAGAGTGAACCATGCATTTATTGGTATGTATAACTTACGACTTCGAATAGATGGTTCAGACCCTTGCGACAAGTTAGTATAATATGCATTCGGATACATGTTTATCCTACTTTGCGCATTTCCGGGGTCATTTAACTCGGGAACATTTCCCGTCATTTGATTATATAGCACCTTCTTAGTACCGGAAAAATCGCGCTGAACTAACGCCAATAAATATTTACCCGTCAATACTTGCAATGTTTGCCCACCAACAGATATACGCACTTCTTTTATCATTTGTGTTCCTAAATCCTCAATCCAACGAAACTCAAACGGCGCCCAATCTTTACTTCCACATTGAGGATCGGCAGGCCATATAGGACTCCATATCGTCGGAAGCGTAACAACAACATATGTGTCCATTAACAGGTCGGCATATCTTGGAATATAAAACGTAAATGTAGAGTCAGAGGTTAAACGAAGAGACCGTTGACCTGTAAAATCTATTCTAAATTTTTGTAATCCAAAATTTGTATACTTTGAATATGTGGATTTAAAAAATGTTTTCTTAGGGTTTCCATTTAATATTACATTTTGATTTCCATAAGATACAATATTTAGTAATCCCCCTGTCATTATTTTTGTTTATAATATTATTATATATATTTAACATATTAATAATTTTTAACAAGTTTTTTATATATATAATTAATATCGTTATATAATTAATATCATTATATAATAATATAATTAAAACTATGTCAGCACCTCAACTCCCTGGACCACCTCAACCCAACAAAGGTATCAATATTAATTTTTTACCTTCTACAGCCGCTATACGAAATGCACTAACTTCACAAGTTACTCCTATGGCGATTCACTGGTTTGGTATGGCCTTCGTTATTGTCGTAATACTGTGGCTCATCACTTATATTACTACTAAAATTAATTTAGAACAAACAAACTGCACTGTCATTAAAGATGTTAATAAAAGTTCACCTCCTACAAAAATAAACTCAAAATGGACCACAAGTAGCTCGCCTGACTATGCTGGAAAAACCCTACGCGACTTTTACATTAAAACGGCATACAATTGTTGCGCTTCTGGGCAATTTAAAAGCGATTATGTTAGTTTATGCGCCCTACAAAACGTAATTAAGCAAGGTGTACGCTGTTTAGATTTTGAAATATTTTGCGTAGATAACACACCTGTTGTGGGCGTCTCATCGATAGATATAATTGGTGTAAAACAGAGTTATAATAGTATCCCTGTTTCCCAGGTTTTAAAGGAGTTAAATAACATTGCTTTTTCTGAAACATCGGGTATATGCCCTAATCCTAAAGACCCGTTACTACTTCACTTCCGTGTAAAAACGAATAATGAAAATATTCTCAACATGTTAGCAAGCGAAATAGCAGAGAACTTGGGCGATAAGCTTTTACAAATTGAATATATGCGCGAAGCGAATGGGACAAATATAACAAAACGGCCGATTAAGGACTTTATCGGGAAAGTCGTAATTATGGTGGAGAAAAATAGCAAATCCAATGTAATGCCGCTGCTCTATCAGTCTAAAAATATGTGGGAGCTTACAAATGTTACAACAAATTCAGTTTTTATTCACGAAAAAAGATATATGGATATTAAAAATTCAAACGACTTGGAAACCGTAACGAATTTTAATAAACAAAATATGACACTAGTTTTACCTGAGTTATCCGTATCAAATGCTAACTATATTTCAACTATACCACAAGCTCTTGGGTGTCAGCTTATGGCTATGAATTTTCAAAATGTAGACCAGAATTTACTTACGTATAATGAGTTATTCGAAAAGAAAGAAAGCGCATTTGTTCCCAAACCAAATGAACTTATATATATTCCCGTCCTTGTTAGTGCACCTGCTCCTCTTCCTAGTATTCTTAGTTATGCTGCTAAACAAGTTGACGGACCAGGAAATATTAAAATTAATGCTTAGTCATAACTTATTTTATTATGTGTTTTATTTTATTATGTGTTGTAGTTATGTTATTTATTTTACTTAAAATTAATACCATAATCCATCTTTTGTAGGGCTTTTAAAAATGAAATTCGCATCAGCCAAATATGGTATTCTATATGTGTCTCTATCCGGCTTATTAAACCTGTTATCGGTTAAAGTCAAATATTTATATTTATTATTCATAAAACTAACAAATGTTGTATTATATATGTTTTTACTATTATTCCAATATTCATAATAAAAAATGGTTTCTGTGTAAAGTTTTACTCTAACGCCAAGTTTATCATTATCAAATAAATTAGGATTAATTAAATACATTTTCTCAAAAATATTAGTTAATTTTCCATATATTATAAATAATATATCTTTTGTTTTTTTATCTTCCTTTTTGAATAAAGAATTTAAATCTGCATCTGATGATGGTAAATTTATTCCACTATATAATATAGAAAGTATTATTGAATTATTTTCATAATTTTCAATTAAAAAATCGTCTATTTTATTGAAACTTTGTAAAATACCATCGGCATATTCTAACTTTTCTTTCTCCGCTTTTTCATATTGGTCTTTATAGTATGTTATAAATGTTCCACTTATAACGAGTACTATACCGAAAGAACTCATTAACTGAATACTTTTATGAAACTTTTTTGGTACATAGTTTAACATTTTTACAAGAATTACGAAAGAAATACAACTTATAATTAATATTATCGGTACTATAAAATAAATTTTCATTACTATTCTTTTAGTATATATTATATATTATATATATAATATATATTATCAATGAAAAAAATAATAAAACTATATAATTCTTTTACGCAAAAAAATAAAAAATTTACTACATTTTTTTATATTATAATTTTTATTTTATTTATAGTTACAACGGTATATAATATTTACAAAAAAATTAAACAACAAACTATATATGTAGGTTGTCTTCATTCACAAACTGGTATATTGGGTAATGCATCATATGATAACTATAAAATATTATTAGATGGTTTTAAACATGCTATTGAAAAATATGATTGCCCTATCAATATAATTCCTATATATAAAGATTTAGGCGATGATCTAGATAACTTTACTAAATGGGTAGAAGAATGTGTTAAAAAATATAACATTAAATACTTTTTCGGTTGCTGGCGTAGCAGTGAAAGAAGAGAAATTTTACCAGTTTTAGAAAAATATAACCTCAGACTTTTTTATCCTTTACAATATGAAGGAATTGAAGCATCAAAAAATGTTTACTACTTTGGAGCTTGTCCTAACCAACAGCTTATTCCGGGACTGAGATTTATGTTTGATACTTTTTATTACTACAAAGACGTATATGTAATTGGCTCCGATTATTCGTATCCTCAAATTTCATCAGATTTAGTGAAAAGATTTATAGAAGTATCAAAAAGTGAATATAATAAAACTTTTGTGTACTCGAAACTCTACGCACAAGATGAAATCGATTTCACAGATTTTATTATAACATTATTTAATAAAAGTCCAAATGGAGCTATTATTGTAAATCTTATAAATGGAGAATCATATTATGCGTTTTCAAAACAATTTTATGAAATGTACTATAAGCAATTTCCAAATGTAGACAAGTCTATGTTTACAGACCAAGATAAAGCTATTAAATATTTCTCTAATCCGAAAGTTAAAGATGTTTTAAAATGTTCGGAAAGATATCCTTCTATTTCTACTAGTATTGTCGAAAATAATATTTCAAAAGAAAATAGTAAATATTTAGATGGAAATATGTATGTATGGAATTTTACAAATAATATTCTTACTGATCCTATATACTATCTTACATCTGGATATTTAAAATCAGACAAAGACTTTATTTTTTTAACTAAATATTATAAAAAACATGGTAAACCTATAGGTGATACACAGTATTGTTCTTTTCTATCAGCATTATTTTTTGTTAAAACATTAAAAGCAGTAATAGCAAATAAGGAAAATATATATGATCCTGAAGTATATGATAAATTTAAACTATTATCGATTTTTAGTGTAGGAGGAGAGCATGTTTTACGGACAAATAATCATATTACAAAAATATTTTTTATTTTAACCATGAACGGTGAAAAAATGGATATAGAATATCAACATATAAAAGTTATACTTCCAGCACCTATGAATATTTTATCTAATACAAAAATATTACTAACAGATGCCGATTCAGAAACTATAAATATTAGCAGTAGACTTATAGTATAATAATTATTTTATAATATCATATTAATATAATATCATATTAATATAATATCATATTAATATAATAATAGTTTTATCATATTAATATTAATATATCTATATCTATGTCTATGTCTATGTCTATGGATAATACTGATAATAACAACAAAAACAATCAAAATAATCCATTAAACATATTATATTATGAAAATCGTGAACTAGAGTTGTTAAAAAATGCAATAAATATAGAGGCAAAAAAACGTGGAGAACGTATTGCGCAAAACCCTATAATGAAAGATATAATTTCTGTTCTTGAAAAATTCATCCGCGATAAACACCTTGTTTGTTATGGTGGAACTGCGATTAATAATATACTTCCACCGGTTGACCAATTTTACAACCGCAATTTAGAAATACCCGATTACGACTTCTTTTCGCCAAACGCAATGAGTGATGCAAAAGCCTTGGCCGATATTTATTTTCGCCTCGGATTCTCTGACGTAGAAGCGAAAGCAGGTGTTCACTATGGTACTTATAAAGTATTTGTCAACTTTTTTCAAATTGCAGATATAACACAACTAGATAGTAAACTATTTAGCAGTCTTAAAAAAAATGCAATCAAAAAAGACGGTATCTTATATTCTCCGCCCAATTTTTTAAGAATGGCCATGTATTTAGAACTATCGCGCCCTGGTGGCGATATAAGTCGTTGGGAAAAAGTGTTAAAGCGTTTAAATCTTCTCAATAAAAATTACCCCCTTAAGGC